AATAATACAGGCGTTTAAATCAGTTGCCTCTAAAACTCCCAACAATTTATATAATTGATTAGCTCGTATTACATTACATACAATTTCTTGTAAATTTGTTATCTTATTTACAATAGTTGTTTTAAAGGTATTGGGGTTATTCATAATCTATTTATATTATATAGATAATCAAATTTATATAAAGACTTATTAATAATATATATAGATTATTAAGAAATATGGGAATTCCAAGTTATTTTGCCCACATTGTTCGTAAGCACCGGAAAATTATCAAAAAAATTAATACCGACAGTCCAAAAATAAATAATTTATATTTGGACTGTAATTCGTTTATTTATGAAGCGCATCAAAACCTTGTTAATTCCATGACGGAAAAGCAGAAAAAACTGTATGACCAAGATATACTTTTATTTGAGAAAGATCTAATTAATCTCGCGCAGAAAAATTTGATTAAACTAGTCGAGCAATTAAAACCAGAAAGTCGTATATTAATTGCGTTTGACGGCGTGGCGCCCTTGGCGAAATTAGACCAGCAGCGCAATCGCCGCTATATGTCAGCCTTTCAGTCGTCAATAGATACCGAAAATCCCCAATCATCCGGCGTCCTGAAATATAAATGGAACACATCGGCAATAACACCCGGCACGGACTTTATGGAAAAACTCGGAAAGGAATTTTCTATGCGCTTTCGTGACCCAAAAGAGTTCGGCGTTGAAATAATTATGGTTTCAACCTCCTGCGAAGCCGGGGAAGGCGAACATAAAATATATGACTATATTCGCACAAATGCGGCGTATCATAAAGAAACCTATACAGTTATCTATGGTTTAGACGCTGACCTGATTATGCTGACCCTTAATCATTTACATATTTCAGAAAACATGTTTTTATTCCGCGAAACACCGGAATTCATTAAAAGCATTGATAAGACTTTGAACCCAAGTGAAACTTATTTTCTGGATATTCCGCTCTTTGCGCGTTCCATCATTAAAGAAATGTCTCACGAAAATGCGAATAAACCAGTGCATGAGATTTCTCTACAAAATGATGTGTTGTTTGATTACATTTTCATGTGTTTCTTTCTCGGCAATGATTTTTTACCACATTTCCCCGCCTTAAATATTCGCACGAGCGGCATAAATCGTTTGATTGATACTTATAAGGCTGTGTTCAAACAGGACGGCGATACTTTAACCAAAGACCATGCTATTGTCTGGAAAAATGTTCGTCGATTTCTTACCGACTTTGCCACGAATGAATTGGATTACGTGAAGGAAGAATACGGGTTGCGGGAAAAAGCCAGCAAACGGTCCATGTATGACAATAATGATGCAGATGATATGAATTTAATCCCTTTAAAAGACCGCGCGGTTGAAATATATATTAATCCAAATGAGGTGGGCTGGGAAAGTCGGTATTACCAGACCTTATTTGCAACGCGTATTAATGACGACCGCCGGAAAGAAATCAGTACGAATTTCCTAGAAGGCTTGGAATGGACCTTTAAATATTATTCCACGGGTTGTGCCGACTGGCGCTGGTCCTACAAATACAACTATCCGCCCTTATTTGCCGATTTAATCAAGTATGTGCCTTATTTTGACACGACCTTAGTTGCGCTCAAAGAGAAACAACCTGTTTCGCCGATGGTTCAATTAAGTTATGTGTTGCCTCCTAGCAGTATGGTGTTATTACCAGCCGCCCTTAAGGAAAAGTTATTAAAAGAAAAGCCGGAATGGTATGTAGGAAACTATATTTTTCATTGGGCTTTTTGTAAATTTTTCTGGGAAGCGCATGTGGATTTACCTGATATTAATATTGCGGAATTGGAAAAAGTGGTGTGTTTTTTTTCGTCTGTGGGAGGAGCCCAAATAAGTATATAATAATATATATTAAATATGAATATCATATATATATTATTCAAATGTCCGAAAAACTTATTATTGCCGAACTGGATGTCGACGATTTAAAAACCCTACAATCAAAGTTAGGTAACGGATTATTAATAATCAAGTTTGGCGCAGATTGGTGTGGACCCTGTAAGAAAATCGCTCCGACTTTTCAAGCTTTTATCAAAACTGCACCCCCAAATATTATTTTTGCTGATATTAACGTTGATGATAATGTTAATCTATTTATTGCCTTTAAAAAATATAAAATGATCCAAGGCATTCCGGTCTTTTTGGCATTTTATGGAAACTCTGAGCGAGAACATTGGTTCATACCGGATGATTCGTGCGTTGGCGCAGATGAAACGCAAGTTGCGGATTTTTTTACACGGTGTCAAAACAAAGCCCTTGCACAAGCAATCATGCCAAGTGGGTACACTTACTTTTCTTAAAATAATATATGCATTATTAATATATACGCTATTATATATTAATATGTGTGAGAAATCAACCGAGGCTTTTGTAAATATATTAGCTGTTATTCATCACGGTAATTTTCGTAAAAATATGCCTATTAATGAAACAACTGATAAAAAAGTTAAAAGGCAAATAATAGAATGGATCAAAACTGGAAAAGAAACACCCGTTGTTAATAATTTATTATCCGGTGAGGAAAGTAAAAATTTTCCTATCTGGTGGTCAGGATTTTATTTAGAGGACCCCAACCCGCTAACAAACCCAGTGAATGATATGAAAACAGCATCGCTCTTATTAAAAGGCTATAGTTCGTTAGATACTAAAATGGGCAATGCTTTAACCGAACAAAATGAGTTTTGGAAAGAATGTTCAAAAATGAAAGATTTTAAATGGGGGACATATATTTCTGAAACGTATACCAAAATGGCACTAAGAAAAAATCCAAAAAATATTGGTCTTTTTATTAATAAAGAAATACCAGATTTTATCAAATCTGCGTTTTTTATTACTGAAATTAGACTGATTAATCAGCATTATAAAGATATAAATAAAAAGGTAAATTTTCATATTTTTAATTTAAATAAAAATTGTGATGCGTTAATTGATAAGCTTAAACCCGAATTTACAAATATAAATTTTAAGTGTTATAATGATTGCCCTACATTAGTAGATTGTGTTAATACTCGTTATTTTCCAACAACAACTTCTACTAAGAAAAAATCAAAGTCTTTGTCAGGTAAATCATCAAAGTCCTCCTCCGGTAAAACAAAGTCCTTTTCCAGTAAAACAAAGTCCTTGTCCAGTAGAACAAAGTCCTCCTCCGGTAAATCATCAAATTCCTCGTCTGGCAAAAAAAGGGTTGGCGATAGTCGGGAAACAAAAAAACGTCGTCTACACTAATTGTAAGTGCTTACACTTTTCAACGAGCATTACTTCTTGTAGTAAACTCTCGCGCAGTTCTTTGATTTTTTCTTTCATATTTTTTAGTTTCTGTTTCTGCGCTTTGCTAGTTTCTTTCGTCGTCGTTTCCGATTGCGTTAATTCAGCCAATTCAGCTTTAATTGTCTCCACCGTTTCTTTAACTTCGTCTTCGATTTCTTGTTTTGCCTTATTCATACATTTTGCTTTTTCGACCCGATTTTTAATTGTTTTACAATGGGCTTGTCTGCGTTTTAAATCATCTTTTGATCGTTTTTGCGTTTCTTTTAAGCGTGATTTTAATATTTTTATAACTTCTAATTGGGTTTTCATCATTGTTTTGTTTGCCAGCTTTTCGCCTTTAGTATCAGACGAAACACTTAATACTTCTTGCCGCATATCAGGATCTTCTATATGCGACATAATTACCGGCACTTCTATCATAATGGGTTGGGCAAATTGGGTAGGGTCTTGTTCCCGATTTAAATAGCTGATGTAGCCAGAAAGTTTATCAGCTAGTTTTTTTGACCCTGTTTCACTTAATGTATTATCATGTGTTCCAGCATGCATATACAATTTTTTAAATTCCTTTATATCCGTCGTTATTTTTTCGCTTGCGTTATCCTTACACAAATTAATCAGTTTAAATAATTCCATCGGGCTATTGGTAAAAGGTGTCGCCGTCATAATAAGCAAACGCGCCGAATCTTTACCCGATAAGTCATAACTTTTTTGTAAAAGGCGCTCCATAATTTCCATATTAGGTCGTTCGGCTGCCTTCAAATCCCCTCCATACAATTTATGCGCCTCGTCGATCACAATAAGAGTTTTTCGCAATATATCCGCCTTCCCATTTCGTTCAATCAGTTTATCCATATACACATTATGCGCACCCGGCGTCAGTAAATTACTAAAAGTTTTATAACTAATTGGCTCTATCCAATTTTTGCTCAATAAACGTTTTCGTTTCGCCGGATCATCTGGCATGACAAGTCCGTCTTTTTTCATTCGCTCAGCCAAAATAATATGGCACACATCGTCAAACATATTTTTATAGACATCGCCTTTTAAAGTGTTGCGCGTAACCCATAAAATTGTATAATCTTCTGGCTCGAAAGATGCAGTGGCAGTTGCAATAGCACTGCACGTTTTTCCAGTCCCTACGCTAGACCACAGCAAAACCCCTTTATAGGGCGACGCGGGTGTAAAAAAAGTCCTAATAAAATTTTGTGTCGGATTTAAATTCATAATCCGGGATGCGCCGCCTTTTTGACCAGGTTCAACACATTTATTCTCTACGACAATCGGGTCCCATGTGAAGCCCTGTGAAAAATTCGTTCTAATATAGTCCCGCATTTGGGTAAAATTCAGTTTCTTAGATGGCGGTCGCGGGCTGCTTTGTTTCATTGCCGGAACCGGTTTGCCGGTATATTCCACAATCGCATAGGACATTTCATCACTTGGTGGCACATAAGGGATTAAATCTAGTTCCTGCATAACTTCGTCGGCGATTTTTAATGCGCTGGTGCTTCTGCTCTTGCTCTTGGTGCTGCTTCGCTTGCTCTTTGTTTTGGTGCTGCTTCGCTTTGTGCTGCTACCCGGACCTATTTCCGCATAAGGCGTTGTATCTTTATTCGGTTTAATGTCAAGATAATAAGGTGTTGTATCTTTATTCGGTTTAATATCAAGATAAGAAGGTTTTTTGCTTTTGCTTTTGCTCCTACTTTTGCTCCTACTTGCGCTTTTGCTCCTACTTGCGCTTTTGCTCCTACTTGCGCTTATAGAAAGTTTTTGCGTTTTTGATTTCGTTTTCGTCCGTTTCACCGTCTCCTTATAAACTTCGTCAGGTATCATAGCTGCTCGGTTCGCCCATTCCGTATTTACCTGCTGGCAATAGTCCGGGCTACTTTTCATATAATTGCATAAATATTTCCTCACTTCTTTCGCTGGTAAATTTTTAGCATTATGTTTATATTTTTTGTACACCTTTACTAAAAAATTCACAGTAGCAGGTATATCTTTTGTCGAGCGTAAGCCGCACTTACCAGCGCATTTGATCCCTTCGACGTTGGGGGGCGCAACCCCTTTTTTTCCACCGGCAAGGCTGTTACTGCTTTCAGTGCTACTTATATAGCCAATCTGTTGCTGTTGCGCATCATACAAATAAGCCGCATCATCCATCCGGTGAATATTTTTTGTGAGTTCAAAATCCACCGAGAACACCGGCGCTAATTTATAAAGTTGTTCAGCCAAGGTTGTCAGTGTTTTATCGAATTCACTGTATACCATCGTAGCATCTTTTAATTTATTAGCATTTCGGAAAATATATTCATCTTCCTCGGGATTTTCTAATAAGTTCAAATCCTTGACTTTATAACTATCCTTCATATCCTCGGGAATAACAATATAATAATTATAGACATACAAAGGCCAACCCACATTCGGTTCAAAATTCAGACCTTTCTGCCCGCACGTCCGCGTAGCTCGTCCAATTGTCTGTTTTAAATCCGCCACTGTCATCGACGGTTCAAAAATATGCACATATTTAACATCAAATAAATCAATTCCC